CTGCAAGATCTAATCTCAGAAGGTGAAATAGAAGGGTTTGCTACTGCATCAAAAGAAGGTCGTACACAAGGAACAACTACATATAATACTGCTGCGTTAAAAGATGTTTATTTAGAGAACACTCCTATTCTTCAATCAGGGGCAGACTCAGCTAATCCTCAAGCAACAGATTATAACTATCAAGATGTAACTTTTACTCCTCGTTTTGGAACAGCTAGTCAAACATACATACCAGGAATACAACAGTCCTCTAGTCCTGTCTCTGGTTTTCCTAGAGCTTGTACTGTTGCAAATGGTGGTGTTACTCAACAAATCACAACAACAACTGTTGATGCTATTAGAGTTACAGTTAACTTTCCACAGTTACAAGAAGCAAAAGATAACGGTGACTTATTAGGTGCAAGCGTTCAATTAAAAATACAAGTCCAATACAATTCAGGTGGTTTTTCTGATGTTATCTCAGATACAATTACTGGTCGTACTAGCGATTCATATTCGAAAGATTACAGAGTAACAATTGATGGTGCTTTTCCTGTTGATATAAAAGTTGTTCGTGTAACGGCTGACAGCACAAGTGCATCATTGGCGAATGCTTTCAATGTGTTATCAATGCAAGAGCTGGTAGATGATCATCAAGCCTATGCTAATAGTGCTTATGCAGCTTTAACTCTTGATAGTAAAATAGTAAGTAATATTCCAAATAGAAAGTATAGAATAAGAGGCGTAAAAATAAGGATTCCAGGTGCAGGGGCTTCTAGTTCTGGAACTCCTACTGTTGATAGTGCTACAGGAAGAATTATATACCCAGATGGTTATATATTTAATGGCACTATGGCTGCGGCGCAGTGGTGTTCATGCCCTGCGATGGTATTGCTTGATCTACTTACAACCACCAGGTACGGGTTAGGGGATCATATAACTGATAGTAATTTAGATTTATTTAGTTTTGTTGATGCTTCTAAATTTGCAAATACATTGGTTGATGACGGCTTTGGTGGTACTGAGGCAAGATTTAGCTGCAATGTAAATATTTTATCTGCAAATGAAGCATTTAATGTAATAGAAGAACTCTGTGGTGTAATGCGGTGTATGCCAATATGGAGTGCAGGGACAATAACGATTGCACAAGATAAACCTACTGATGCAAGTTTTTTATTCAGTCTTGCGAATGTAACTGAAGAAGGATTTTCTTATTCTGGATCGTCACTTAAGACAAGACATTCTGTAGTGGCTGTTAGTTATTACAATATGGATTCGAGAGAAATAGATTATGAAGTTGTAGAAGATAGTACTGCCAAGACGAAATTGGGAGTTGTCAAAAAAGATGTAAGAGCCTTTGCTTGCACAAGTCGTGGTCAAGCCCAAAGATTAGGGAAGGCAATACTTTTCGCCGAGCAAAATGAGTCGGAGGTTGTTGCTTTTACTACATCTGTTGATGCTGGAGTAACAATTAGACCTGGAGCAGTGATAGATATAAATGATCCAGTTCGTAGTGGTGTTAGGCGTTCTGGGCGCATAAATACTGCAACTACAACTGCAATTACTGTTGACGATACGCAAGATTTATCAACATTTGGTGGAGCAAATCAAAAAATTAGCGTAGTCATGCCTGATAATTCTGTAGAGATAAAAGATGTATTAAGTATTACTAGCGGAGTGATTAGTTTAGGTTCTGCCTTATCTGAAGCTCCTAATGTTAATTCAATTTGGTTTTTAGTTAGCGATACAATTGAAGCTCAGAAATTTAGAGTAATAACAGTAGAAGAAGCAGATGGGATTAATTATAAAATCACAGCTTTATCTTATAAGCCTAATAAATACGCAAACATTGAGGAAGGATTATCTTTACCTGCAAGAAGTGTTTCGATCTTAAATCAACCCGCATCTCCACCTACTACTATTAGTTTTGAAGAAAAAACTGTTGTTAGAAATGGCGTTGCAATTTCAAGGTTATTTGCAACTTGGGTGCCTGTTAATGGTGTTAATCAATATTTAGTACAGTACAGATATAACAATGGTAATTTTGAAAGTCAGGTTGTTTTTCGACCTGATATTCAAATAGATAATAGTGAAGCTGGAACGTATGAATTTAAGGTATTTTCTTTTAACGCATTATTAGAAACCTCTGCAACTTCTTTAGATGCAAGCTTTGATGCAGACGGTAAAACGGATTTACCTTCAGATGTTCAGAATTTAACAGCAGAGCCGATCGGTAATAACTTAATGAGATTGAGATGGGACAAATCAACTGATGCTGATGTAACTCATGGAGGAAGAGTTTATGTCAGGCACTCTAATAAAACAGATGGATCTGGTACTTTTGCAGGTTCAGTTGATCTCGTAAATGCCTTGGCTGGAAATACTTCTGAAGCTGTGGTACCAAGCTTAGAAGGTGAGTATATTTTGAAATTTCAAGATGATGGAGGACGTTATTCAGCAGGTGAGACAAGTCTCATTATTGATTTGCCAGATATAGGGCAAGAGTTGGGGGTTCTGACTAAAAGGGAAGATTTATTAGGAACACCGTTTAGTGGTAGTAAAACAAATTTGACAGTTTCAGGTGGAGCATTGCAGCTAACAGATCCTGCTTCTAATGCAACAGGAACTTATGAATTTGCAGATACTTTAGATCTAGGTGGTGTTTTTACTCTGACGTTAAAAAGGCATATTCAAAGTTTAGGAGTTTTGGTTGGTAGCAATATTGATTCTTGGACTGATTTCGATAGCGTTAGCAACTTTGATGGAGATCCTGCCAATGACACAGATTGCCAAGTCTTCGTAAAAACAAGTACTGATGCTTCTAGTTATGGTTCGTTTAATGTATTTGCTAATGGAGAATTTAAAGCAAGAGCATTTCAATTTAAAGCGAATCTTTTAACAACAAATACAAACCAAAATGTCAATGTGCAGCAGTTAGGATATACAGCAATTCTTCCATCAAGAACAGAGCAAAGTACAACAACGATTGCATCAGGAACAAATGCTGGAGGGAAAGCGATCACATTTGCAAAACCGTTCTTTGTTGGTACTGCTTCTCTTGGTGGTGCTAATTCTTACTTACCTTCAATTGGTATTACTGCACAAAACATGGCCTCTGGTGACTTTTTTACAATTACAAGTGTTTCAGGTACAGGTTTTACAGTTAAATTCTTAAATGGTTCAACAGTTCTTGATAGAAATTTCACTTATCAAGCTGTAGGATTCGGCAAAGGGGTATAGAATGGATCAAAACGTAAAAGCCTAGTGTCACAGGTCACGAATTTTACAGTTGAAAATGCCGCAGGTAATGTTGTTCGTGCTGACATTAATAGTATTCTTGATGCAATAAAAACAAATAATAGCGGCGGTTCAGACCCTAGTAACCCTGTAAAGTTCATGCTTTACGGAAAATCTAGTGATGATAAATTAAAAGTTTATGATGGTTCAAATTTCAGAGAGATAGGAGATGTAGGAGAAGATAATTTAGGACTATTGCTCAGATCAGGCGGCACAATGACTGGTGTTATTTTGGCTGATGACGCATCAGGAGCAAGCACACCTGCATTAGCTTTTGATGGAGATGCAGACACAGGAATCTTTAGGAAAGCAGCAAATACAATTGGATTATCAACTGCTGGAACAGAAAGAGCAATTGTCGATAGTAATGGTTTAACGATCCAAGCTCAAGGAGATATAAGACTTGCTGATTCAGATAGTAGTAATTGGGTCGCTTTACAAGCTGCTTCTACTGTTAGTTCAAATCTTACGTTTACGTTGCCTTCTGCTGATGGGTCAAATGGGCAGATGCTTCAGACAAATGGATCTGGAGTTCTTAGTTTTACAACTGTTCAAGGTGTTCCATCAGGTGCTGTTTTTTGTATAGCAGTTGCAACCGTTCCATCTGATTATTTGGAATGTAATGGGGCAGCAGTTAGCAGGACAACTTATTCTGCTTTATTTGCTGTCGTTGGTACGGCTTATGGTGCAGGGAATGGAAGTTCAACTTTTAACCTTCCAGATTTAAGGGGTGAATTTGTAAGAGGTTTTGATAACGGTAAGGGGACTGACTCTGGAAGATCAATAGCAACGGCTCAAAGTGATCAAAATAAACAACACAATCACACAGCAAGCTCAAGTTCCAGCGTTACTGATCCTGGGCATATTCACCAAGTCGCTTATACAAATAATTCTGGTGGTGACGGTGTTATCGAAGAATCAGGAACGGGTTTAAGTGGTTACGAACCAACTGAATCTTCTACAACAGGTGTTTCTGTTTCAACAACAACAACAGTTGCAAATGACGGCGGAACAGAAAACAGACCTCGTAACATA